ATGTAAGCCCCCCAAAACAAAAAGTATCATAACTGTATTATATTTTTGCCGATTTTGACCTACGGCCATGCGGCTTTGCGGTGTTTTAGCGTTTTCACTTAGCTAAAACAAACTGTATAACTACCTGCTATTTGCCTACTATTATTTGCCCTACTTATGGCAGGCTGTGAGCACATGTGTAACACACAGTAATAATACCACATAAACCCGCTTAAACAGCCTCTTACAGGCTGTTTTTTGTTTGGTGGGTGTTACCATAACCCGGCCATGTGACCAGGTATTTGAATACCGGTAAAATGTGTGCAAAATATGAATGCACGGTCAAATGGACGGTCAAATGGACGGTCAACAAGTGCTAAAAAACAGGTTGATTTAAGGGGGTACAATACTAATCAAACTTCATTTAAACTATAAAAACACAGTTTGCAAGGGGGTATAATACGCAGAAAATATTTACAACACCTATATTATATAGCAGATAAGTAGCTGTAAAACAATCATTTTTACTAAATTTTGGCAGGTAAAACGATCAAAAGCGTGTGTGTGTTGCTTATTTTGTCAGCATTTTGATCTGTTCGCGGAGTGATTTAATGGTTTCTTCTTTGGCTTCGAGTAGCCTTTCGCGCCATGCACAATCTTTGCATTCATCTAAATACTGCTTACCGTAATTTGATGCTGGTGGCTCATTAACTACGTTTAAGCCTGGTGTATTTTGCTTCTGTAATGAAATCATGTCGCCGGTCCCGGTTATAAGCCAAATTAGACTAATTTCAGGGAAGCGACTGAATATTTTCTGCACTACAGAGACACCAACATCACCCTTTCTTGTGCTCATTTTGGCTAAATATCCATTGGCAAAGCCTAACTCACGCTCAATAGATGACTTCGTAAGTCCGTAATAGTCAATAATATTTAGTATACGGTCTATGGTCATTTGAAAATAATCTGAAAATAGTCTAATTTTTACTTGACATTTAGAAAATAGTCTATATCTTTGTCTAAAATTTGTATAAAATTCACGACAATATTACAACACAAAAGGGCAAATGTCAAATAAAAGTGTAAAATACCCGTCAAACCTGGATGTTAAGCGCAAGTTGAAAAGAGGAGATGCCAAACTTTTGGCAGGCAGATCGAGATATACATACAGGACAGTTTACGAAATTTTGTGTGGTCACAGACAAATGCCCGATTCGTTGGCAGTCGAAATAGTTAAGTTAATTAACGAACGCAAGGAAATTGCGGCTCAACTTCAGGAAGCAATATTGTAAATCGTAGCCAGTGGAGCTTTATAACAACATTAAATGTGTTAGTGTGCAGGAGTTAACCTGTGAGCCTAATCCGGTGATGTCAATTCACGCTTATGACTCTTATGTAAAACGAAGCCCCCACATCCGCGTAAGGCGTGGCTCGCCTGCCGGTCCTGCGCTGTTGGCCTGGGGAATGTTAAGAGACGATATCAAAGCTCGCTACACCGCAAAGTATGGCGATGCCGACAAGGCCCTGCGGCGCAACGCACTCAAAGAACTGTGGGCACCCGATTTGAAGGCAGCCACATATTTTGCAATGTATGAGCTCGAAGATGGACGCCATTTGCCGCCAAAAGTGCAAAGCGAATACATTGCCAACGCTTGTTTGTTGAATGCCCTGGCTCGCCTGGTTGGCGAACGCAAAAGCAAAGCACGTGCGCTGGGCAATGCCGCCCGCAACGTGTGGGAAATGGCTGCCCAAATGATTAACGAACTTGACAAAAACGAATTTCCGCACACACTTCCGGCCAATGCCGTGCGCCTGCGCGACAAGGTGAAACAATACACAGCCGAAAGCTATGCAGCCCTGATTCATAAGGGATATTGCAACAATAACTCCCGCAAGGTTAACGAACAGATCGAACGCCTGCTGCTTTCGATCTATTGCATGAAAAACCTGCCGTTTAGCGAGTGGGTGCATGACTATTACCTGCGTTTCATTGCCGGAACATTGGAAATCGTTGACGCCGAAACCGGCCTGATGTTTAACCGGGATGATTTCTTTGACGATGCAAAAGGTAATTATGTAAGCATAAGCCGTGCAACGGTGTGGAACGTGTTGAATAACCCGGCAAACAAGATTATCATCGACAGGCTTCGTAATAACCGCATTGACCACATAACACAGGCCACGCCTTACAACCACCGCCACCTGCCGCAATTTTCATTGAGCAAAATATCAATGGACGACCGCACATTTAGCCGCAAAACGATTGATGGCAAATGGTTTAATGCTTATGTGGTGTTTGATGTGCTCAGCGATGTTATCCTGGGCAGCGTTACATCGGTTGATAAGCCATCTATTGCGCTGGTGTGGGAGGTTTTCCGGGATATGTACAGAAACATCGAAGCAAACAATCTGATGTGGCCCGGCGAGGTGGAAGTTGAAAACCACCTGATGAAAGACATCGAAGAAGAGCTTAACGCGATGTTTGCCTACGTTACGTTTACCACTCCCGGATTGTCACGTGCCAAGCGCGCCGAGCATAAAATCAGGGCAAAAAAGTATGGCGATGAAAAACGTTTCCAAACAGGCATTGGCCGCTGGAACGGAAAGGGTGCCTACAAAACAAAGAGCGAAAGCAAGGACGAAGATTACAAACAGCCGCGCCTGACAGTGCAACAGCTTGATGCCGAAGAGCGCGAAAGCATTGCCCGGTTTAACCACGCCCTGCACCCAAATCAAAAGATGTTCCCCGGCAAAACTCGCTGGGAGGTGATGATAGAAAACCTGAACCCCGACCTTGGCCGCCCTCAAAAATACAAACTGTTCCGCTACATTGGCCTGCACACGCAAACCAGCATCCGTAACAACGACTTTGTTACCGTGCAATATGAAAAGTATGCCATTGACAGCTACGCCATCCTGCGCAACTTGAAGGCAAACAACTATGCCGTGGATGCCTATTATGTGCCCAATGCCGACGGCACAATTGATGAAGTTTTCATTTACCAGGGCGAAACCTTCCTGAGCCGGGCGGGCAAGATTGAAAAGTATAATGAGGCCAAGGCCGAGCGCACCGAGCATGACGAAACCGTTCGCACCAACCAAGCAAAACGGCAGGCCAACTTCTTCAAGATGGAACGCGAAGGAATGGAAACACGCATAGCCCGCAATATTGAAATCATCAGGGACATAGAAACACTCAACCAGCAACCAATAACCATTAACCAGCAACCAGTAACCAGCAACCAGCAACCAGAACCAAGCATTGACGAACTAATCGAAATGTACGGAGCTGGATATTATGCCTCCAAAGCCTTAAATGACATTTAAAACACACTTAAAACACCATTTAAAATGAATGATCAGTTAAAAAACAGGGTAACCGAAGCCCTTGCCGAACGCCGCCAAAATTTTGGAGGTTCGGACGCTAAATTTGCCACATCGCTTGGCATTAACGGTGCAGCCTATAGCCGCATAAAAAATGGCGACACAGCAAACGTTTTGAGCGATGCCAACTGGATTAGCCTTGCCCGGCGTCTGGATGTGCAGCTCACCGATCAACGCCCCTGGAAGATTGCCGTAACAGGCACCTTCCAATTCATCATGGGACAACTCGAATTTTGCAAGGTTAATGCAGCCAGCCGCCTGCTGGTTGATGTGCCCGACATTGGCAAAACTTTTACAGCACGGCATTTTGCAGCAAACAACAAAAACACCGCCTATGTTGATTGCTCGCAGGTTAAGAGTAAACAAAAGCTGGTGCGATTCATAGCGCAGCAGTTTGGGGTGGGGCATACCGGGGCATACGGTAATGTGTACGCCGATTTGGTGTTTTATCTGCGCACACTGCCCCAACCCCTTATTATTTTGGACGAAGCAGGCGACCTCGATTATCAGGCCTTTCTGGAACTAAAAGCCCTTTGGAACGCCACTGAAGGGGCTTGTGGTTGGTATATGATGGGAGCCGATGGCCTACGCGAGAAGATCAGGCGGAGCATTGACCACAAAAAGGTGGGTTATGCCGAAATCCTGAGCCGCTACGGAAGCCGCTACCAAAAGGCCAGCCCCGACACCGACACCGACCTGAAAGCCTTTAAAATGGCACACGCTGCCCAAATTATCAAGGCCAACGCACCCGATGTGACCGACATTCAGGCACTCATTTACCGGAGTGATTATTCGTTGCGCAGGATATTTCACGAAATCAGGAAGGGAGCTATCTAATGGACAATGCACAAAATATTGAAAGGGCCGTGTATATGACCGCCAAAGAAGCGGAAATTATAGAAAAGGCTTTGATGCAATACGTGAAAAGATGCAATCAAAATGCAAAAAATTCACTTTCGGGTTATGGCAAGGCAACTTCTGCTGAACGATCAAAAGAATGGGAACGTAAAGCCCAACAGGCAGACGAAATCAACACATCAATCATGTATCAAATTGGAGGTTTGTAACATGCCTATCGACTACAAACAATATCACCCAAAATGGACACTGATAAGCCGATTAATTCGGTTTAAACGTGCAGGCAATAAGTGCGAGTGGTGTGGAGCAGTAAACTATGAGCCGCATCCGGTTACAAAAAGCAAGGTGGTTTTAACCGTTGCTCATGTTGATCATGACAAAAATAACAACCGCTTTAAAAACCTTGCGGCACTTTGCCAGAAATGCCATTTAGGTCACGATATTCCCCAGCATGTTATGAATCGCAAGTATGGCCGCAACTGGAAGCTAAACCAATATGCCATAAATTTTGAAACTCACATAAGCCAATGACCAAAAGCCGCGCCATACCCATTAGCCAGATTGCCAGGCAAAATTTCAAAGGCTTGAACTTTGACGGTGCCTGGTTGGATGCCATTGGCCGCCCTCAACTTACCGGGGCATGGCTTGTCTGGGGCAATAGCGGCAATGGTAAAACCCGCTTTGCCTTGCAACTTGCTAAGTATTTGGCCGGATTTACAAGGGTGGCCTACAACAGCCTGGAGGAAGGCGTGAGCCTGTCGTTGCAGCGTGCAATTGATCAGGTTGATTTTAGCTCGGTGGCGCGCAGCATGATCGTGCTGGACAAAGAACCCATGCCCGAGCTGATTGCCCGCCTGAAGGCGCAGAAATCGCCCCAGGTGGTTATAATCGACTCGGTGCAATACACGGGCATGAAGTATGCCGACTACATTGCCCTGCGCGATGGCTTCCGCAACAAGCTATTTATCCTTGTTAGTCATGCCGACGGCAAACTACCCGAAGGCCGGGTGGCCAAAAGCATCCGTTACGATGCTTCGGTTAAAATATGGATTGAGAATTACATGGCCTATCCGGTAAGCCGCTACGGAGGAGGCACACCCTACACCATTTGGGACGAAGGAGCGGCACAGTTTTACACGAACACTTTACAGCAATGAAAACAACAATGAAACAACAGCTTCAGGCAAAACAAGACGAGCTGATTGGCAGCGTTTGCGCGCTGCTGAAAACCGAAAGGGCAGAGATAAACACAATGATGTTTAACGTGGCCTGCTCCTACATCGAAGAACTTGCAGCACATGGCCCAATTGCCAGCGAGTTTTTGGCGTCGCCCGCTTTTTGGGCATGGTGGCGGCAGCAGTGGAGCATCATTGACCAGGCATTTATTCACCAGGCAAAAGACAGCAAAATGACCCGCGACGTGATGCTTTCGTGGTATGAAAACATGCACCGCGAAATTGACACCTACCCCGATGCCGTGATCTGGGAAAAGATACACGGCGACTATATGACTATGGCCACCAAGATCATTAAAAAGCACATGGCATGACAAAAGATTTGATTCAATTGCTCGAGCACCAAATAACTGTGCTTGATAAGCAGATCAGCGATATGGAGCAAAACAAAGATGTGGAAATTGAAATGAGAAATCGCCAGATCAGCATTTGGCAACATAAAAAATTGTGCAAGCAGACACGCATCGACCTGCTGCACGGCAAATCAAATCACGATGCATTTTTAGAAACCAATAATTATTAGACACATGTACAAAGAATTTTTTGATCAGGTTGCCGCAATGAGGCATTATCAGAAGGCTTGCAAAGAAGGCGTAGTTGCCAACAATGCAACGGAGCTACGCGACAGTTTCGAACGTCGTGTTGATTGTATCATCAATGACATTGAAAAAGGCCAGCTGATGATTAACCGCGAAGTGGCCGCCGACAGACAGGAGGCTAAACCATGAAAACTACCATTACACCATCAATCGTTTCGCGCCTGGGCATGGGCAAGCCCCTGCTCACGATTCACAAAAAAGGCGCAACTTTTAACAAAAGCGCATGCCTGTTGCTTGCTTTGAAACCGGGAAGCCGGTTTGTGCTGGAAGCTGAAGGCAGACGGCTGTTTTATGTTGACAAAGCCGAAACCCAGCACGACACTTTCCAGGTTGGCTACTTGCGCGCAGGAGCGGCAATAGTGAGCAATGTGGGACTGCTGCCTTACCTGCAAGACAACCCCGCCCAAATTAACCTGCTTTATCAAATTGGCGAAATGCACGAAGGCTCACGCGAGCTGTTCCCCGAAGCCCGGGCAACTGAAACCCTGGAAGCACCAAACGGCTTAGACCGGATTGCCCGCAACCAGAAACCCGCACCTAAGAACCAGGAACCAGCAACCAGCAACAAGGAACCAGTAAAACGTGGCCGTCCGAAAAAAGAAACCATTTAAACCCCTATAATAAAATGACTACCGAAGAACTAAGTAAATTATCAACGGCACAGCTTCGTGAAATGCTGGCCGAAAAAGAAAAAGAAGAACGCACGGCGAAAATCAAAGCCCGTGAGGCCTACGAAGCCACCCGCGACGAGCTGGTGATGCAGCTGGTGCAGCGTGCGCAGGTGTTGCAAAACGAAATGAAGTGGTTTAAGGACTACTGCATGGAGCAGCTGGACGAATTTCGTGAAAAGGCTAATGAGTATGGCGACATCCGCAGCACATCCAAGGGAGGCTTTTCGCTGCGCCACAGTGTGACCGGGCAACTGGTTAGCCTGGACAGGAACAGTATCCCGGAATATGACGAGCGGGCGGCCCTTGCCGAAACCTTGCTGAAGGAATTCCTTGAAGACAAGGTGAAGAAACGCGACCTGCAAACCTACCGTGTTATTGCCGCCCTGATGGAGCGCAACAAACAAGGCGATTTCACACCAAGCCGCATTGCCGCCCTGCTGAAGGTGAAAGACAACTACGACGACCCGCGCTGGCAAAAGTCGATGGAGCTGTTTCAGGAGAGCTTCCGCAACCGCGAAATAAGCTACTCGGTTAGTTTCTATCGCAAGGATGCCATGAGCAAAGACCAGGCAATTATTTTGTCGTTCGCCAGCCTTCCGGTTGTTGTCGATATCGAAGACACGGATAAGAGCCAAGGCAAAAGTGAAAAGAGCCAAGTGGCTGAATCTACCGAAGCCAACGCCAACGCCAAAGGCCAATGCTAAAGCTATTCATCACCGCCTTTTTTCAGGTCGCCTTAATCACGGCAAACACCTGGTTTATTTCGCGCGAAATGTGGCCGGGTGTTGCCGTGTGCGGTTTTGGTATCAGCTACCTATGGAGCATGAATGTGCGCCGCATTAGCATGAGTACCGAAGCCGCTCGCCTGGTGTATGCCAGCGGGGCCATGCTGGGCGGTTTGAGTGGTTTGTTAGTTGGAAAAATCATTAACCTTTTATGATATGAAATTCAAGGTAAATTATTTTAACGGATGGTATGACCAGGTGAAAGAGCTTGACGAAATCGTGAGCAATCAGCTGGGATTGTCGCATGAGTTTATCGAAAAACACAAAAGCACGCGCAAAGGTGAAATAGTAACCCGCATGCAAGTTGTGAGCCATATTGCCAGGGCTGCTTACAAGGTGAAAGGTGTGCAGCTTTCGGCCTACTTTGAGCGCGATCATGCCTGCATCAATAATAACGGCAGGCGGGTTGAAGGATGGATTGATGTAAAAGACCAGGCTTTCATTAATCTGTTGACACGCACCTGCCAACAGGCCGGCGTGGACACTGATATTGTGTTACGTTATAAACGCCCCAACCGCTATGCCAGTTAACGAATACGACCGTGCAACAAAGCACCAGATACGTTATTTTCATGCCGCACTGGCAAAACGTGGCATCATGGAAATGAAACCCCTGCTGGTGAGCCAGGCAAGTGATGGCCGCACCGAACACTGCACCGAGCTGAGCCTCGACGAAATGCAGCACTTGTTGCGCACCGTGGGCACCGGCGCACCGGTTCAGGTGGCACCAGATCGCGAGGCAGCAAACAAAATGAGGCGGCGCATCATTAGCATGTGTTACACCCTTGGCTGGACAACCTACAACACCACCACCAAACGCACAGTGGTGGATATGACACGCCTTGAAGGCTGGATGAGAAATTACGGCTATCTGCATAAACCGATGAGCACCTACACATTGGACGAGCTACCGAAACTTGTGAGCCAGTTCGAATCCATGTTAAAAACCGTTTTGCCATGAAAACCTACAGCCTTACATCAACCGCTTTTGAAGGTGAGGTGCTCTTTGTTTTCAACGAGCATGATTTGCTGATGAGTTTTGACCAAAGCAAGGCCACCCTGAACGAAGCCCAGCAGGTGTTTTTGCTTCGGAAACTGCCCCGCGACCTGGTCGATATTAAGAAGTTTCTGGAGCTGTCGCCAAATGCCACCTTTACCGAGGTGAAACAAGAAGTAACCTTTGAAATGTTCTGGAACCGTTACGACGAAAAGGTGCGCTCGAGCAAAAAAAAGGCTGCCCGTGTTTGGCAAAAAATGACCAAAACCGACCAGGTGAAAGCCTACAGCTTCATTACGAAGTATTTCATGAATATCAGACAAGGAACCGAGAAAAAGTATGCAGAAACCTATTTAAACGCTGAACTATGGAACAATTAAGCCTTTTTACTGAAAACGATAAGGTTAGCCAAAACAAAGCTATCCTGGCAGCCCTGCAACGTGGCCGCAACCTAACTCCGTTGCACATTTTGCGCGAGTTTGGAAGCCTGCGGGCATCGGCACGCATTTACGACCTGCGCCGGATGGGCCATGCGGTGCAAATGCGCATGGTGCAGGTGCAGGGCACTAAGCGGGTGGCTGAATATTACAT